CAACAAGTCAGCAGAATCTGTATCTTAATTATGCGGTAAACGATTTGACAGTTTCAACGTCTTCTTCAATGACGCTTCAGGAATATTTATAATGAAACCCTCCGAAGCGGCTCAGGCGGCTTGCGATAAGCTGTCGTTCACAGACTCGGCCACCATCGCGTTGGCCAAGAAGTTCTGTATCCGCCGCTACTCGATGATCTGGGATTCGTGCCTGTGGAACGATACCCTCGGCATTATCTCCCATCCGGTCACCGCCGGCACTGAGGTTGTCACTCTCTCCGATTACGTCACCTCCGCATACGCTTCAGGTACCGGGTACAATACCTTCATCGACTTCCCCGTAGCCATCCGATTCACGGTCACCGGGGATACCGATGGCATCGAAGTGCCCGCCGCAGAATGGGTCTCATTCTTCCAGCTCGATCCCAACACCTGGAACAACGTCGATAGCCGCAAAGCCACCCCAAGCAACTTTGTTAACTGGACCCGGCTGATCGGTGGAGCCTACGGAGAAGCCGGTGTTCCGCGCCTCAAGCTCGTTCCTACGCCCAATGCCGATGGCACCCTGTTCATCCTCGCCAAAAAACAGTCCCAGATGCGGCAGTTTGGTGAGGCCGCAACCATCGCCAACGATACCAACTTTGAGCTACGAGGTGTAGAGAACGCACTGATGGCCTACACTGAAGGCGATCTACTCGAATACTCCCGTCAGTACGGCAAAGCCCAGGCCAAGTTCCAAGAGGGAGCCGCTCAGGTCTCCATCATGAAGGACATGGAACGCGGCCAACAACAGCAGATTAGCCGCATCATCCCAGATAGCTTGTACGATTACACGTTCCAAGACATCCTGTAATCCGCCATGCCATTCCAATCCTCAGATGCTCTCGATGACCAGATGCTTCTGGATGGAAGCACTGGGTTTTCGACCGGCGTAATTTCAGCCACTCGTCCTGATGGCATCCCTGCGACCAGCATGGAATCGGCCATCAACATGGACTATGACGATTTCGGGAACATCGTCACCCGTCTCGGAACCGTTTCACTGGCAGGCAACAGCATCACGGCCAACTGGGAAGACATCCTCACGAACTGGGAGTCAACGACTTCCAATTTCGGAAGCAATCTCCCAATCAATGCCACGGTATTGTCCGGTTTCTACTTCGATACAGCCGCATCCGAACGCCTTGTCATCGCTGTTAATGACAATAGCACCTCCACCAAGAGCCTCTACTTCGGGTCACCCGGCGTTTCCTACAACCTGATTTCAGGATCAACGCTCAACGCTTCCGCTTCCTACGTCTATTTTGCTCAATTAAATGACAAATTGTTTTATTCGGACGGTTTAGGAACTCTGAAATACGTCTCAAGCGCGAATCTCAACAGCTCCACCACAGCCGGCAAGATCAGCCGCATCGACGTTATTAATCAGGGAACAAACCATTCATCCATTCCAACGATAACCGTCGCTGCCCCTCCCAGCGGCATCACGGCTACGGCCACTGCGGTTGTTGCCAGCGATGGTAATCTTGTTTTCATAACGATCACCAACCCTGGCAGCGGCTATACGACTGCTCCAGCGATTACTATTTCTCCTGCCGCTTCATCTCACGCGGTCGCCTTTGTCTCGCTCACGCCTCCTGCCAAGCCGATATTCCTAACCACCCATACCAATCGGTTGTTCGCAGTTTCCGCAGATACCTCGATCCAGCCCGATACCCTCTATTTCTCGGATATACTCGATGGCGAATCCTGGGATCCTCTCGGCTCCATCCGAATCGGTGGCGATGGAGATCCCATCAAGGGCCTTTACTCTTGGTTCGGCTATCAACTCATCGTCTTCAAGGAACGCTCTATTTGGAGCGTAAATGCCGATCCTACGCAGGATGCTGCCGATTGGACCATATCACTCATCAGCGGTAATATCGGCTGCTCATCGCACCGCTCAATCGCCGCGGTTGGCCCCGATGTATTCTTCTTCTCCCGTGACGGCATCCGCTCCCTCCAACAGATCCAAGCCGGTACCCAAACAAGCGTAGGTCTCGCGCTCTCTAGCCCGATCAATGACCTCATCAGCAGGATCAACAAGACTAAGCTCGATCTCTGCGACGGTGTATTCTGGAACAACCGCTATCTATTGGCCGTTCCGTTCGTTACCGAGGAACCAGCGATCCTTGGGATCGAAAGCGAGTACGCGCTACTGACCGAGAACAGCGTCGAGATCGCGCTCGAAGGCGCACTCAACGAGAACAACGCGGTCATCGTCTACCATTCACTGGCCCGCTCATGGCTTGGATACTGGGACAACTGGATCGTTAACGACTTCATCCCAACCTCGTTCTCAACATTTGGACCTGTCCTCATGTTTGCCGGCGACATCGTCTCGGTGTCAGCGGGAGCAGGCCAGGTCTGGTCCTTCAACGATTACCTCCCGAACAGCCGGCTAGATCCAGTCTCAAGCTCCGCATACACCGATGGCGGTGCGGATTATCAATCCACGGTGATCACCAAGGCTTATAATCTTAGCGAGCCTATCCCCGACAAGATCGGGTACAGCGTTCAGTTTGCCTTCGATAATCCGTACACCACCGCAACCACGACCGCCGCAGTGTCGTTGGCCAAGGATATGTCGGACACGTTCGTAACTCTCGATTCCGCGCTGGCGATCACCTCAAGCCAGAAGTTCCTGAAGGCTTACAACCTGATCAGCCAAGGTCGCTGGAATACTTTGCAATTCAAGGTAACCGCAGACGCTGGTCGATTGTCTATGCAATCCACCATTCTCTCTGGCTTCGTAGACTCGGTGCGCCCTCAACAATGAACGCATTCCCAAGAGTACGACTGATACAAACGCTTGAGCAGGAAACCGAAGCTCTTCAAGCTGCACGGGCAAACAACGACTCGATCATTCATCCAACCCATGTGGTTGAAAGAAACGGCGAGATCATTGGCGCGTCATCTTTTGGAAGGGTTCCAGTCTTGTTGCTTTGGAATCACACCGAAAAGGTTTCCGCCAGAGATAGCATGCACCTCAAACGGGTTTATGACTCTATTATGGAGACAAAAGGGTTTCCCAAGTATTTCATAGCTTGTAATGAGAATAGTCCATACAACTCATATATGAAGAGATTTGGCTATAAACCTATTTGGAAAACCGAGATTTTTGAAGGAGGAGTATGAATATAGATTTTAACACATCAATGGTTCTGGCTCACAGCGTAATGCTGTTTGCTAAAGATGATTGGGCTAAAGATTACTCCTGCATTCCTTGGGGTCATCCGCAGATGTGCGGACCGAGTTACAAGCCACCGGACCTTGCTGCCTCCACTGCCGAAGCGATAAAAGCTCAGGCCGAGCAGTATCCTTTCATTCGTGCATTAGAACAAGCCGCTAGATCTGGCACTGAAATTAAATACGGTCCAGAAGGTAGCAAAAGAACATACGATTTTACGGGCATTGGTGATGTTGATATTACCAAGCAAACAGCTCTTGCTTTATCCAAGCTCGCAGATCCTTTAGCCAAGGAACAGCTTAAGGTATCTCAAGATTATGGAACTCAGTTTGCTCAACAAAGGCAAAACGAACTGCGGGCACTTGATCCTCAGCGTTACGGTCTTTACGAACAGTTCCTTAGCGATGTTAAGGGAGATGCCGCTGCCCCTGATACGCGGATAGATTCCCCCACCTACGAGAGAGTTGGAATGCCCGGTGCCCAACAGGATACCGGTGCCTCTCAATTGATCCGTAGCGAGCTTGAGCGTCAGATCCAGCAGGGTCTTTCTCAGGTTGGCACTCTGGATCCAAGCATGGAGCGACGGGTTCAGCAGGCCGCTCGCGCTCGTGGAAGTGCCACTGGAAACCTACTTGGAAATCCTTCGGCTCTTCGTGAGTCGCTCGCATTGCAAGATGCTCTTGGTAACGCCAACGCGCAACGCTGGCAGTCCGCTATGGGATTGCTTCAGAGCGGTCAGAGTACAAGCGATACCGCCAATCGGAACGCTCAGGAAGCCTTCCAGAACATCCTTGCGGCCACCGGTCAGCGAAACACCGCGGCGCAACAGAGCTTTGCCAGCCAGATGGGTTCTCAACAGCAGATGCAGGCTGGGCGTCAACAGAACATTGCCAACGTCCAATCCGCTCTTGGACTCCAGCCGGTTTCATCTCAAGCTGCACAGCTAGGTGCGCTTCAACAGGGTGCTTCTCCGTTTACAACTCCTCAGCTAATTCAGGGTGCCCAGATGTCTAGCCCTGGAGACTTGATGAAGATGGGCAGCAATTTTGCGCTGACCAACGCTCAGAACCAATACCAGTCTGATCAAGCCAACTCCTTCATGAATCAGTTCCAAGGTTATGCCAGAGGAATTGGTAACCTTGGATCATCCTACGCTGGCTTCGGGCTTGGCGGATGCTACGTCGCTCGCGAGTGTATCCCCGATCAATGGGAGGCGTTCTACTTCTGGAAGGAACTCGTTGGACCGAAGTGGTTCAGGAGCTTCTACGACAGCAATGCCGAGAAGTTTGCGAAGTGGATCAAGGACAAGCCGAAGGTCAAGAAGCTTGTGGCCAACTGGATGGTAGCTCGAATCAACAGCATAATCCCAAAAAACTGATATATGCCTGACGCAATCGATAATCTGGTTCAAGACATCAATCAGGCCAATACTTCTGTAGATGCTATGTATCCATTGGGATACGAGAACTACTATATTCCAAGGCCGGATGATTTCGGGGTTCCTCAAGAATTAAATCAAACAGGGGATCGGTGGATATGGGATGCAAGTAATCCAGCATGGGGTTATTACAACTACGCTCAAAATTTAAGCAACCCATCAACTTTAAGAACCGGCGGAGAGATGGATTACAACGTCCGTGATCAACCTGTTGAGCAAATCAATGATGGGAATACGGATGAGAAGGATGCGTTTGTAAGAACAGGAATTGGGACCACGTTGGATCCGAGGACTGAGGACACATATGGAGTTACAGGTCTTGTTCCCCCTGACAAAGCCGGTGGATTCGTTGGAGTTGATTATCTAACCCCAAAACAGGTTGAAGATCTTACGGCTGGCCAAACAGGTTCTGTTCCTCAAGGCGTTGAAACTCCTGGAAAAACGGTTTTAATCCCGGGAAGAGGGCTTCCTGATTACAGACAAATTGTCGATACAGATGGAAACATCAGTTATATAAACAACGAGACTGGAAGAGTTGATTTTACATTACCGGGTGTTCCAGGCTACCCAGGCGTTGTTGATTTAAGTGGAAATCCAGATCTAAAGTTGCCGTCAACACTGACCAAAGGAATCACCACATCTGTTGGTTCAACACCTTTTACACCATCACCAGTTGGATCATATGAAGGAGTAGGCGCGGCTCAACCGACAACTGCTAGCGAAGGTGGGTTTGAAAATACTGGAGGGGCTATAACTGCTGGTCCTGGTGATGTAACGGCTGGTCCTGGTGGTGCTAAAGATATAACT